TTTATTTGGGATATAAATGTGAACCGTTTATCGAAAAACTCAGAGAGAAGGGTTTTGAATCTTGGATGAAAACGATCACCAATAGACAAATTAATTTCTGATGTAATATTAACAAAATGTCGCAGCGACTTGGTATGGCCGATGGTCGGTGCTTCACCGTAAACACATCCGCTCAACTCTTTAACAACTACATGATGAAGCAAAACGGTATCTCCTTCGAGGACAACTATTCGTACCGTCAACTTCTCCAGAAGCAGGGTCCCCAGCTCATGACCCAGGTGCAGGAGCAACAGGGTAAGGGTAACTGCAACACCTGCGACAAGCCCCTTCTCAAAGTTCCCAACATTTACTAACTGAGAAAAATTACAAAAAAAACTTTAAAACCTTCCTATAGAATGTCGACATGTTCCATATGTCTCAATGAAGTCAGGGAAACAAGATCGAATCCCCCACTTCGTTGTGGACACGTGTTTCATTCCCACTGTCTACAGGAATGGAAAAATAGAGGTAAGAATACATGCCCCACGTGTAGAAAAGTGTTTGATGCATCTCAATTTAAAATTATCGTCACGATTCAGAACAATTACACAGCAGAGGCAAACTCTGTGTCCTTGAATGAAGAATCTATATTTGATGTATTAGATCTTTTTGATATTACTTTCGATGTTGAAAATACTCCAGATTTAGACAGTATTCTTGCGGACCTTGGGGTGAGTCTTACCGACTTTGATCCCACGATCCTTGACGCAGAATGAACTACAGTACCTTTCATAGTTTAGACCTGGGTAGTTCCGAGACGCCTTACGGGGATCTACGATACTTTTCCCATTCGCATCAGTCAGAAGTGGTCCAGTCGCCCACCCACGCTTGTGACTGAAGACGTTTGCTTTGAATATTATACGTTTACCAACCTTGAATGATCCAGCTCTCTTTATCCGAGATTCAGGAACCTTGAAAAATTTAGCTACAGAGACAACGGTGTCACCAGATTTGATTTTGTACTCCACAACACCATGCTGTTTATAGAAATGAAAGTCACCCTGACGAATATAGTTTGTGGGTCTTCCAGGACAGACAAACATCATGACTTTGTAGTATCCTTTCTTACATTTTTCGTTGGCTTTGGCTTTGTAGACTTTTTTGGGATTATCTGAAACGACACGATTTGGAAGACCTGTACAATGGGTATAATTGTGATTTCCATTCGAGAGTCCAGATCGATCCCCTGGAATAGATTTTTGCCACCTGTACGCCTCGTAGTCACCCACTGCGTAGGCGTAACAGTTGTTGTTCCCAATACCAGTCGTCGTACCCCAACGCCTGTTTGTGAACCTACTTTCGGATCCACTCAGTGGCAGTCCTTTCATTTGTAATCTAAGCAGAAAAAAATGTCCGTTAGTAATAAATGATCCAAGAAGTTACCAAGGCTGAAACAAAGTCCGATGCGCTCACTGAGTTCCTCACCTTCGTACTCACAATTCTCATCAGCACTTTCCTCCTCCGCCTCGTGTGGAACCGTTCCCTTGTGAAGCACATCACTGTGCTTAAGCCAATCGACACCATGCTTGATGCTTTCATTCTATCGGTTGGTCTTTCCGTTGTCCGTGGCATTTAAATCTTGATACTATAATATAAGACACCATGGCTGGATCTCAGGACATGATCATAATTGTCGTCATGATGATGATGATGTCGTCTGTATTTTCAGTCCTTGCGGGTGGTGCATATTTCATTAACCAACCAAAAGAGGGGGATATATGTAAAGGTGAAAGTGTTGGGGGTAACTATGTGATCGACGAAAATGGCGATTGCGTCCTCGATTCTTGTGACTATGGATACACTCGGTCTGGCAGTGGTTGTACATTTGTGATACCAGATGATGATGAGGATGAGGATGAGGATGAGGATGAGGATGAGGATGAGGATGAGGATGAGGATGGAGGTACCCAACTCCCCATCGGACGTTATGTACGTTTTACTTTTCATGAGGATGGTCCATCGGATGTATTAACTCCAAATGAAATTCGTGTATTTGATAAAAATGGTTTTAATATAGCCATCAACACAGCCACTGAAGTTAGTGGAGTTCATAGAGGTAGATCGTGGTATCAAGGTTCGAAAGCCGTTGATGGAGATCTTGGTACATTATGGCACTCGGATCATAGTGACAATCCAGCTTGGATTGAGATTGATTTAGGATACGAAGATGAAATATCCAAAATTGAAATTGTAAACCAGCCAGGTGGTGAGGGTGATGAATACACCAAACGCATGTCTGGTGGTGGTGAAGAGTCTGCTGATAAGGGTTCTTATATAATTATTAAGAATGCCGATAAAGAAGAAGTCATAACCACGGCGGATATCAAATTCATAGCCCAAACTTACACGTATGATTTTACTAAAGAAAGTCCAAGATGGGAGTAAATATCAATATTGATAATTGGTTAAAAACCATTTATGAGTATCAATTTTTTAAACCTCTTTGTACCCTGTGGTAGTCTCACCATTAGGGTGCTTGATGGTGGGATAGGCGTTCATACCCTCACATCCATCTTTGTCGCAATCGACGAATTCGTGAGGCTTACCATTCTTCTTCATGTAGTCCAACTGCTTTCGAGTCCATCCACAACCCATGGTGCCGAAAACAGTCCACTTCTTGCCACCCTCGACGGGTGCCTTCTTGACCTGACCAGTTTGCATGAGAATGATAATATCGATAATTGCGAGGATGATGAAAGCGAACATTGTTTATTATCTCTCAAGATAATAAATGTCGTCGACTGTATTCTCCATAGGAAACAAAAATGTCACGCTCAAGTACACCAGGAAAATGCCCCGTGGTGAAGTTGAACGGATGAAATCATTCGTTACTAAGAATGGTGAGAAACTCATCAAGACTCCAAAGTTTAAGATACTCTCAGAAGTTGACGAGGGAACTAAACGAACTTTCAAGGTTGTGCTTTGAGTTCATTATTTTTCGCTAAAGCTTTTTCGTACGCACCTTTATATTTATAGACACGTTCTTTAGCAGTCACATTGGTAAATTTATACGGAGCTACCTTCTTCGCTACGATACCAGGTCTTTTTTTGGGTTGAGGCGGAACCTTACCAGCCTTAAATATAGCTACGGCACGTGCGTATGCGTTTTTGTTGTCAGTGGGTGTCTTTGGTTTGGGAGGAGCAACGACAACCCTTGGTTGTGGCTGTGTCTTTGGTACAGGAAGTGTTTTTTTCTCACCCGTGAAGAATGATTTAGATAAAACGGTCTCAAAATCGGGTAGATTCTTATAGTGTTTTTGTCCACGGTTTCCTCTGAGACGGTAATTCTTCACGACATATGATGTTCGGTTTGTGTATCCAATCGGAATAAGAGAAGTAATAAAATTATACACTCGCCTTTCAGTTCTGTCTCGTGGTTTTCTTACCAAATTATGAATACCATTTAAGAAATAGTGTAAGTCATATAATTTATCCGAATTTCTAGAAATACCCAAATTTCTATAATTACCTGAATTAATCAAGGGATTCTTGATGCGAGGAAACGCGGAAAATCCAAAATCTATTATGACCGCTTCGACACCACCGTTTGAAATCGTATATGTCTTATTTTTCAATTTAATTTGAATATTCTTCTTTGGGACTGGGCGCACGAGAACATTTCCACCATGAAGATCGTGGTGTCTAAAACCAGGATACTTTTCATGAATTTTATACAAGTTGTAGATTACTTGAGCGATGACAGATTTAGTCGCTTCAAGAGTCGGTTCGGTCTTCCACCACTCGTTAAATTCTTTACCATTTATGTATTCGGAGTAGAGGATATCTTTACCGTCACAGTTTTTGTATAAATACATTTTGGGAACTCCAAAACCTTCCAACTTTTTCGCAATGGTAAACTCCATCTTTGCGGATGGGTCTGTGGTTTCTTTGTACACGATGTACTTTTCACATTTGTCGTTGACACATCCACGATACACTTTACCATATTCACCTTGACCAATTTTTACAGAACCTTTGGTCATGGTTCCATTTGGTTTTTTAATCATGAGATGTTGTGCTGGAGAACACGCCTTCTTTCCTCTGAGTAATTTCTTAACATTACTCTCGATTGACATACTTATTTATTCGTAAGAAGTTTTTTTACAACTTACCAATAATGGGTTTAATTTATTGAATAGCACACTTAGCAGATTCAGCGAATTTTGATGTAAAGCCATTTACGCTATTCGTTTCTTTTTCATATAATTCATTATAACAAATTTTGTCGAATGTGAATTCGGTTATAGATGTATTGAGAAGACTTTGTTCATAAATGACAACATCACTATCAAGTATCTGTTTAATAACCATATCACCATCCTTAAAATATTTTATCTTCAGATTTGTTTCTGGTTTAGAATATTCTTTCA